CTAGAAGAGCGTCGGCTCCTCGGCCGCTGGCGGCTCCTTCGGCTGGGCGCGCGCCGGTTTGGGCTTCGGCTGCCGCGGCGGGTCTGGCGGCGCCGGGGCGGCGTCGAAGATCTCGGCCGGCGCAAGCTTGAGCAGCTGCTGCGCCTGCTCGACGGTGCCCTCCAGCCACTGATCGAAGTCGGCGGCCTCGATCGGGACCACCGACCGCTTGTCCTGGCGCTCGAGCGGCAGCACCTGCTTCGTCGCAGGGTCCACCTCAGGCTTATGCATGCGGCCCATCAGCGGGTGTCCGTCGGCGTTGAGCGTCAGCATGGTGTAGCTTTCGAACTCATCGCCCGTTGCCTTGTCGACCCAGACGTTCCAGAGGCCTGCCAGGCCCCAGGGCTCGCCATCGGCGCGCCGGAAGCGCCACCACTCGCAGCGCGGGAACGGCCGGTCGTGCTGGCCCCAGTACGGCTCATCGAAGCTTGCGGCAGGGATGATGCAGCGCTGGCCACGCTTCCACGGGTCCTTGTAGCTGGCCTTTTCGGCCAACTCCTCGCTACGGGCGTTGTTCGTCGGGTACTTGAGCTTCGGCTCCTTGGCGAACCAGGGGATCAGGCCCCATTGCCCCACCGCAAGTTCGCGCTCGTAGCCCACGGCGTCGCGGCGGCGCCGGACGAAGGGCCCGGGTGCTCTGGGAAAGATGTCGCGCACCCACAGCGGCGCTTGGCGCGCGCCAATGTGCCAAAACCGTTCGATTTCCTTGATCTCCGGGCTCTCGTATCGATTGCACATCCGCGAGATTCTGCGACAAACTATACTGGATGCAAACACAGTATGAGAGTTCGAGTATCCCTGATGCGCAACGCCGGGTGCTGGCTCACCTGGAATCAGAAGCCACGCCAGTTCGAGGGCACGCTGCTGAGCAGCCGCGCCAGCAACAAGGGAGACGAGCAGGGCGTCACCTACATCTATTTGGCTGACCACGGCCCGAGGTTGTATGACGCGAAGGTCAAATCGGTGTTCGCCAACGAACTGCGGATCGTTGGCGTTGAGAAGCATGAGTCGGCTTGGGTGCTGCAGGAGTGGAACTGCGAAATCCTCGCCGACTAGACGCGCGGTCTTCAAGGGAACCAGTCTTGGCCGTCCCCGCTTTCATCACGCTGCACGGACTGCCTCTTCCGCTCCTCCTCCTCATTAGCCGCTCTGCGCCGCCTCTCCCGGTCGAGATCGTCGAGAGAGCCTAAGTAAATCTCAGGTTTGTCCATGGCCATCGCCAGTTTGATCATCGCCTTCACCTGCTCCTGGGAGGCATGCATCGGAAACTCAATCGATCGCCCGTTCGCCCCTGTAATCGACACTTTTTGAGCGTTGCGCCCCGAAAGGTAGGTGCACAAGCCAGTGATCGCAGCGCCAATCACCCCGGCACCGGCGGCCACAAGCGCCACCGTGATCGCGCCGTAGACCTCGCCAGGCCCGGGCTTACGACCGCCATAGGTGAACTGTTCTCCTACCTCAGAAATCTTGAACTTCTCAAGACCGAGTTCGGCAGCGCTCGGCTCGTTCTTGCCAGCGTATCGAATCGTGATCTGCTCTTCCTTGGCCATGGTTCACCCTCTTGAGTGCGGCAAACCGCCGCGCCGCACCACTTTTCGCGTTCCTGAGAACCGAAGTCAACCCCACATGCGGCTGCCCGCTACTTTCCGGCCTGCTCGGCAATCTTGCGCACCGCGTCCCCACTCGCCTTGCTGCCCCGGCTGGAGCCAATGAAGTAGGCGATGGCGCCCGTCAGACCGGTCTCGACAGTCGCATAGGCCCGCACGATCAGCGCCCTGACGAAGTCGTCGGCCGGGAGCGTCCCGAAGTAGAACGCGGAGAACGTGCCGGCCCAGAGCAGGAATAGCACGAACAGGATCACCTGCGGTGTCGGGTCGCGAGTGGCCACCTGCCGAGCTCGCGCGTCCTGCACGTCCTTCAGGTAAGCGTCCTCGGCCGCTTGGTTGATCTTCAGCACATCGATGTCGAGCTCGCGCATGCGGATGGCCAGCGCGTTGGCGGCCTGCTTGATTGCGACGATCTGCTCGGGCCCGAGCCGGCCAGTGGACAGCGCAGCCGCCAAGTCATCCTCGGTGGCGTCTCGATTCCCTAGCAGGGCTGCGCCAAGCTCCGCAACTGCTGCGCCTACCAGCGGGCCGCCGAGTGCGGTCCCAAGCACCGGTGCTATACCAGCGACCAGCTTCTTCCAGTCGAAGTCAGCCATGGTCGAGCACTCCCATCGCGCGGCGCGCAGTTGCATGATTGCCCGGCCACTTCTCCGGGTGCGGTCGTCCCGGGCGCCAAGTCCTCATGTAGAGATCCCAGCCCCCATCGGCATCGTTTACCGCAGGCAGCGGCTTCGGGTCGGAATACAGCAGCAGCCGCGCGAAGCCGCAGGCCAACAAGTCGTCGGTCTCCAGCTTCGCCCAGATGGCCCAAGCGTCCCAGGGCACTCCGCGCTCGGCGCAGAGTCGGTGCGCGTGGCCGGTTGTGGCGTGGTGGTTCATCACCCCCTTGACACCGCCGCCGCTCTCGAACTGCCACAGGCCGCGCGCGGGCCCGTTGCCCATCTGCCGGCGCAGTTGCCGAGGGTCTTCCTGCAGGGTCATCGCCAGGAGCTGCACGCGTGCCTTCAAACTGTCCATGGCGAGCGGCAGCATCGCGAGGCCCGGATTCAAGATTCGGGCGATCACTTCGGTTAGTTCCATCTTGCCCCCTACGAGAGATCGCCAGGCTTGGTGAATTGCCCCTCGGCCCAACGCTTGATGCGTAGTCCCCACTCGGTTTCTTCGCGCCACCACTTGCGAACCAGGTAGACGATCTGCAGCACCACCAGCACCCCAGTAAGGAATGCAGTCCAGCTGATCTGCGAGTACCACGCGATGCCGCCAGCAGGCGCTGTGCGCACCGCGAGTTCGACGGCGATGTCCTTGATTTCCTGCTTCATTCGCCGCCCTCCTCGCCTTCGATTGGGCGAAGCTCCCACCGGCCGCCCTCCAAGTCTTTGGGGTCCGGCACATGGAAGGGCAGCTCCTTCGCCGCATCGAACTTCGGCGGCGCGATGCGCGTTGCGAACGCGGGACACTGGAGCTTGCCGGGTTCGAGCTGGTCGAAATCCGCGGGGATGCCTCCTGTGAAGTGGCGCGTTTGGGCGTGATAGCTGAAGACGTACATGCGCGGCGCCTCTCTCAGTACTTGATGTAGTAGGGAAACGCGATGTTTCGCGGCCGGCCATCGGCGCCGCCGCTGTTGTGGATCGTGATCCCGACCCCAGAAGCGAAGATGGCAATCCCGGTGCCGTTGGGACCGATTGAGATGTTGTGGCTGTGCGCGCCGTCCGCGCTGGTGCCAGAAGGGCCCGTCATCAGGGCCGCTGTTGCAGCGCCTGGCCCGAGAGACAACGTGTTCTGCGAAGCGTTGTAGGCGTGCGTGTGCGAGCCCTGGATGTCCGCCGAGGCGCTGTGCCCGTGGCCCGGGTCGGAGACACCGTGAGCGTGCGTGGGGTCGGTGTAGCCGTGGCCGTGAATGACGTTCTCGTGATCCTGAAAAGCTCCAATGGCGCGACCGGGGTCGAAGCCGCGGGACTCATCCAAGTTCCGCAGAAACAGGCCGCGAAGATCCGGCACGCGAAAGTTTGAGACGCCGTCGCCTGTCGAGAACTGCCCCTGCCATGTGGTGCCGGCCCCCCAGATAGCCTCGGTCGTGATGCAGCCCGAGGCCGCAGCGAAGGCCCAAAGCGCGGCATAGGTGGTGCGGCTCACGACTTGGCCGTTCATCTTCAGGTAGCCTGGCGGCGCGTTCAGGGTCGGCGCCCGGACCATGGTCCCGACCGCAACGCCAGCGCCGTCGCGCAGCTGTGCGATGAAGCTCAGCGCGTAGCGGATCGCGTCGTCTAGCGTGGATGGGAGGTCGCTGCCGTCCGGGCCGTTGAGGGCCGGGTTCGTGCTGCAGGCTGCAAGGGTGGTGGTTACTGCCATGAAGGAAGCTCCAGAAATGCGAAAACCCGCCGAAGCGGGTTTCAGGTTGGGAAAGCGCGTGGAAGCGTGCTTGCAGGGTCTTTCAGAGGGCGCGCCCTAGAATGCGCCGATGGATGGACTGTTCACTGAATTCCTGATCTGGAAGGCAATCGGCCTTTGCGTTCTGGCGTTCGTCGTGAGCTTCGTGTACCGGCTCATCACTGGCCGGTCACTAACAGAGGCGCGGCGCGTGAAAGAAGAGGAGTAAGCGCCGAGGTGCCAGCAAGGCCAAGCGGCCGGCCGGCGCTCACACGCTGATAGGCCTCGATCGCACGCGCGAGCTCTTCGGGATCAGCCAGCATCGTGCCGAGGCGGTCCACCTTCCCACGCTTGGCGGACTGCCGCAGCGCGTCCAGCATGGGGCCGGTGAAGCGGCCAATGACAGGCGTCCGGCTTGCGATGCCGTTAACCAAAGGGTTGTCGAGCAGACCCAGGCTCAGCGCGTTCTGCACGTTCTGCGCCGTGTTCGAGCCAGTGGCCCGGCCGAGGTTGTCCGCGGCATCCGCACGCGCCAGGTCCCGGCCTACGCCGCTCAACGTGGCACGCTCACCATCGTCGAACAAGCCATTGACTGCGCCGCTGCGCGCGGCCAACCAGCGATTGAACTTGGCGTTCGTGAGCGCGCCTGCGGCATTGGTCTGGGCCGCCGCATCCGTCACCGCGTAGTTCTTGAGGAGCCCCGTGGTCTCTGGCGATGCGACACGACCGAATGCGGCCATGTCATCCGCCTGCGAACCGCGCGGGCTGAAGAACTTCGGCGCCAGCTCGCCGCCCTGCGCAGCCGGTTGACCGTCGCCCCCCTGCCGGAAGATCGAGGCCTGCGGGCCCGTGCGAAAGCGCTGCATGCGGTCCTGATGGATCGCAAGCGCCTGGCGCCACTGGTTGACGATGTCTCCAGGGAAGTTCTCGGCGCTCTGGCCGTTGCCGGCTGCAACGTTGTCCACGGCGGCATCGATGTCGCGGCGCATCTGATCCAGCGCGGCGGCCTCCCGCGTGCGACCCTTGGCCTGCGCCTCTGCATGCGCCTCGCCGATCGAGCTCCGGAGGTTCTGCACCTCGCGGAACGGCACCGGCTTGGGTAGCGTTGTGGCGCCAGGCGCGTCGCCCATCGCACTCTCAAGGCCAGCGCGGAAGGTGTTACCCCGATCGGCGGCTACGGAATAGACCTTGTTGCCCATCGCGTGCTCGCGTAGGACGTTCATAAGCGTGGCGGGGTCAGCATCCGGGAGGAAGCCCTGCGCGTGCATCGCCTCAGCCAACGTGTCGGGCGACTGCCCACGACCGTTCTGGATGATCGAGCGCATGTTGCCGGTCTGCTTCAGGTCGCGGATCTCACCGGCGAGCAGTTGAGCCCCCTTGGAATCCTGCTTGATGCCGCCGAGGCTCTTGATTGCCTGGACGATGTCTTGGCCCTGCCGGCGCACGCCTGGCACGGCCGAGGGCGCCACAGCTTCCAGCGTCTCCTCGCCGATGTCGCGTGCGGTGTCGATCGCGCGAGTGGCATTGGCGCCGCCGTTGAAGGTGCCGCGGCCCATGAAGCGCTGCTGTGCCGCCTCCATCTGCGGGATCGGGAGGAGGAAGCGCGTTTCGTCGAACGGGTCCACGGCGTCGAACGCGGCGGCGGTGCGGACGCGCGCAGCTTCGTCTGCAGCACGAACCTCCGGACCGAGCGCGTTGCCGAAGTTCTCAGCCGACTGCTGCACTGTGCCGGTCACAGGCGAAATCCTGTTCAGCGCGTCCAATCGAGCCGCGTCCTGCGCTTGCGAAGCCGTGAGGAGGTGCGTGTCGCCCGAGTTGCGCAACGTGCGCGCGAGCTGGCTCACACCGGGGTTCTGCAGGATCTGCGGCGCCGTGGGGGCCGCCTGCACGATGCTGGGGCCCTGCTGCGTGAGTGCTGCGCGCACGGCCGGCAGTTCGCTCGCCTGAAACCCAGCAGCGTCGACGATGGTCCGGGCATCCTTGGCGATCTGCGGCGCGAAGGACCGGCGCAGGCCGGACGCGAGCATGTCGCCGCCCTTGGCGAACGCCAGGAAGCCAGGCGGGAGCGCAGCGCCCACCAGACCGCCCATGCCGGCGTCATCGGGGTTCACGAGACCGGCCGAAGCCGCACCCGTGATGCCGCCGCCCAGGGCCCGCGTGCCGAGGTTCAGCAGCCGTCCGGTCTTCGTCGCCGGCACTACCCCAGTGCGGAACCCGCTCGATGCGAGCGATTCTGCGAGCGGCGCCAGGCGCGGAACCACCGCGCGCACGGTGCCGCCCAGCGCCGCGCCAGTGCCCGCAGTCCCTGCGATGTTGGCCGTGAGCCGCCCGGCGCTGAAGGACGGGCTGGCATTTTCCTCGTTGAACTGCTTCAGCGAGGCCTCGCGATCCGCGTTGGCACGTCCTGCATCGCTCTGCGCGGGGGTTCCTGTGATCAAGGCGGACAGTTGCCCCTTCTTCTTCCAGCGATCCTCTACGATGGAATCAGGCAGGAACTCGGCCGCCTTCTCGTTGGCCTTCGTCAACCCGGTCAGGATCGTGTTCCCGATGTCGGCGGCGCCGCTGGGCAGGCCCTTTGCGAATCCGACGGGATCGACTTCGATGCCGAGCGCGGACAAGGTCGGGCCGATGAGCGGAATCGCAGCCGTGCCGATCTTCTTGACCGTGCTGGACCGCGGCGGTTCGTCCACCAGTTCCCAGCGCGCGGGCGCGGGGCTGGCGTCATCGATCAGTTCGTAGGCCATCAGTTCGCCGCCTTCCAGGTGATGCCGTCAGAGATCATCGTCTTGCCGGTAGCGGTGTCGCGCACCGATCGGCCCTTGAACTGGGACGGGTTCGGCAGGTTTTCGAAAACTTGCCTTTTCCCCTTGCCGCCAGGGTTGTTCGGCAACGGGGCATCCGGCACCTGCTCGCCTCGCGTCAGCTTGAGCCCGCGGTCGACCACGTCGCGCAGATCCTTCAGCGCCGCGGTGAACTCTTCGGTGCTCTGCGCCTTGTCCAGGCGTGCAATCGCGTTCTCGGCCTTGGCGCCCTCCACCTCGGTGATCGCGCCGCCGCCCTTCAGGCTGTTGTACGCCTGCAGGAAGGTCTGGCCCTTGAGCTGGCTGCGCACCTGCGCGAAGTTCCATGCATCGGTGCCCGGCACGTAGTTGCGAGGGTCGAGCGTGCCTTGCAGGCCGGTCGCCTCTTTCAGGCCGGGATGGGTGAGCGCCTTGTCGATGGTCCGAAGCGCATCGTTGCCGGCGTTCAGGGCCTTCTGCTTTTCGGCTTTTGGCACGATGTCGGCCTTGATCTGCTCGACGCTGCGCACGCGCTCCGCCTCTTGCGCGGTCTTCTCGCGCGGGCTGAAGTCCGTACCACCTGCAACGCCAATGCCCGTCGCATCAGGCGCAGGAGCGGCAGCAGGCGCACCCAGAGGACGGCCCGGGAGAGCCGCAGCCGTGACTGCAGGGATTCCCGGAGCCGCGCCGGCCTGCCCGCCCTGCGTGAGTTGCGCCAGCACCTGCGCGCCGCCCGGAAGGCGCTGGAGTTCCCGAGCCAGGCCGGCCAGGTCGGACTGAGCCCTCTGCACGGCCGCAGGATCACCGGACTGTTGTGCGCGTTGCAGCTCCTGGCCAGCCTTGCCAAGCTCCGCAGACAGGATCTCGACTTGCCCAGCTGCAGCATTTGCGGTGCTGCCACCCGCAAGCCCCGGCGAATTGAACTGGCGGCCAGGCGCAGGCACGCCGAGGGGCCGGCCAGGGAGCACCGGCGCAGGCGCGCGGGCGATGCCAAGATCCTCGGCGACCGATGTCGGCTCCGGCCGGCCATTCGCGCCAATCCGGCCCTTGCCGGGCGTGTAGGGCGCCTTTGCCCGCTCCTGTGCTTCGACGAACGCGCCGGCCGCATCAATCGAGCCGGGCGCCGCGTACGCATAGGGCTGGCCGGAGCGTGGATCGACGCCGGTAACCGTGGTCTGCCCGTTGGCCGAGGTTGAGATGCCCGGCATGAAGCCGGTAGTCGAGCCCGGGTCGTTCTTGTTGAAGCGATACCCGTTGACCACCGTCCAATCGGGTTTGCTGCGCGAATCGATGAACTCGGACAGCTTCTTGCCGCCATTGAAGCGCCAGTCGGCAACCACTTGGTCGAGCGGGATGCCGTAGCGTTCCGAGATCTGCCGTGCCGTCATGCCCCCGAAGGGCGCGCCGCCACCGCCAGAAGCCGGCGCGCTACCAGCCCCGGCCGACGCCATCGAGCCGCCACCTCCCGCGGCGCCATCGCCGAAGATGAACATGCGGTCGAAATCGGCTTGCTGCTGCGCCTTCAGGGTCGCGGCCTTGCGCGCCTCTGCCTGGCTCGTGTTCTCGTCGATCTGCGACTGCATCAGCGAGCGCTTGAAACGCCGATCCTCGGTCGAGTCCTTGCGCTGGCGCGCGTAGTCGATGCCCGAGGCCAGGCGCTGGCCAAACCCCAGCGGAAACGTGGAAGGGCCGCCTGCAGCGAGCAGACCGAGGCCAAGCGCCGCATCGTCGGACTCGAGAAAATCAAATAGGCCTGCCATCGTTCACCCCTTAGAAAGCACCAGGGCCGCCGCCGCCAGAGCCATCAGCCGCTGCCGAGCCGCCTACGCTGTTGCCGCTGTTGCCCATCAGCCCGCCAGGGCTGGCGAACCGCTTGACGCCGAACTGAGACAGGTTCATCGGGTCGTTGCCACCCATCAGGAAGAACTCTTGCATGTCGCGATAGGCCTGCGTACCGGGCTTCGGCGTGTCGCCGTAGGTGTAGGCGCCATAGCTCCCGTTTCCACGGTTGCCGGCGCCGAGCGACATCTGCGTCTCGCCCATCAGCCAGGGCGAACGCCCCGAGTCGAGCAGGTACTGCTGTTGCGGCGTGTACCCCATGTCCTGCTGCACGAACTTGCGTTCGTCGGTCTTGGGAGCTGGGACAGGATCGGTGACGTCTGCAATCGGGCGCTGGCCCAGTCCTTCAGCCGTCGCCTTCCAGTCCCATGCTTTCGGGCGCGCGCTGCGGTTGTTCTTGTCGAAGCCAACCGGCTGCCCGCCGAGCTGGTCGAGCAAGGACGGCACGAGCGTGCGCCCATAGTCGCTGAGCGCGAACTGGTTGTCGTAGGCGGCGTCCTGCTGTGAGCTGAAGGGGTTCGCGAGCATTTGGCTCTGCATCGCCTGCCCTTGGGCGAGGTTCTGCATCAGCCACGGCTGCGCCGCCAGCCAGGGCTCGCTGCTGCTCGACTTCGTGCCGGCGCCGCCGTTCTTGTCGCTCTTCATTTCATCGCCTAGCAGTGAAATGCCGGCGCCGATTGCTGCTCCCCAGGGCATATCAGTTCCTTTCCGTCCGAATGCAGACGATCATGGTGATGCGGTCGCGCTGGCTGTCGTTCGTGACCCAGTGCGTGTAAGCGTTGTCGAACCAGAAGACATCACCAGGGCACGTCACCAGCGACTCGCCCTCGAAATGAAAAGCCTGTTCGGGCGCGGCCTCGATCTGCACCGCGAACTTGTCGTAGTACCGCGCGTGCCAGCCCGGGTCGGTATGCGGCTTGCAGACCTGGCCAGGCTTGATGCGTGTGATGAGCACACCGCCAAGGCGCTCGCCACGCACGGCAGCCATCAGCGGAAACACGATGTCGCGCACCGGCAGCACGTCGGCCGGCCTGTACCAGACGCTGTCATGCGCGCCGTCGGCCTGCATCGTGGCGGGATCGGCAAAGCGAGCCCAGATGTCCGAAAGCCCGTGGTGCGGAGAGCCTTCGGGCGCGGTGCGCTCGGTGCGCTGGTCCCAGAGCTCGGGATGCTCGGCGAGCGCTGCCCGCAGCGGCGCCACATTGAGCCCCTGCCATAGAAGTTTGATGTGGCTCACCCCAGCAGCACCTCGTCGACCCGCTCGGGATCGGTGCAATCGGTCGCCCAGATGCACAGCCAGACCGCATCGGTGACCGCGTGCACAGCATGGGTCCTGCCGGCCTTCACTTCGATCGCGCATGGCCCACGCAGCCACATCGGCGAAGCATGGCCTTCAACTTCGAGCCTCACCTCGCCGCTGACCAAGTACGACAGGTGATCGTGATCATGGGCGTGCTGCGCCAGGGCTGCGCCGGCCGGGATCTCGGTCTCCTTCACGTAGGCTCCGCCGCCGAAGAAGTGCGCCACGCCGACGCCCGCCTTTGCAAGATCCGCATCCTTCAGCACAGCTGCCGCGGCGCCAGGGCCGGCACCGCCGATGAGGGCCGCGATCATGCGAACCAAGTCCCCGTGTCGCCGTTCCAGCCCGAGCTGTCCGCGCCGCCCCAGTCCCAGCCGCCCGAACTCGAGCCCGAGCCGCCATTGCTGTTCCACCACTTCGACCCGAGCTGCGCGCCGCCCATCGCCGTGGCAAGCGGGTTGCTCGACGTGCCTTGCGTGGTGGTGGACGTGCCGAAGCCATTCCCGACGCCGTTCGCCATGTTGGTGAACTGCGTGAGGTAGTTGAGCGGCGTGTTCTGCCGGGTCGTCGAGTTGCTGATGTCGGTCGCATTGCGCCCGCCTATCCAGTCGATCAGGCCCATGCCTGCCTGCAGGTTCCCCATGTTCTGCGTGTAGCCGTCGTTGAACACGTCACGGTCGAAGTTCTGTTCGTAGCGGCGCGTGCCTTCGTCGAACTGGCGCTTGCCCTCTTGCGCGCCTTGGTCCCACTGGAACATCTGTCGCTGCTGGCTGTAGTCGTTGAAGCGCAGCTTGCTTGCGGCGTCGCCGATGTTGCGTTGCAGCCCTTCAGCGTTGGCGCGCTCCAGCTCCTGCAGCCCCGAGTTGCCGAAGCTTCCCGACTTGATCATTGCGGCGTTGGACGCCGGCAGCACGGTCCTGCCGTAGTTTTCGACCATGTCCCGGGTCGTCAGGTCGATGATCGATTGCAGGTTGGGGTTGTTCTTGCCCAGGAAGGGATTCGCATCCCCCAGGCCCCAGTTTGCGACTTCTGCCATGGTCAGTTCCCCTTCAGAGATTGGATTTCGGCTCGCGCTTCGGCGAGCTCGGCCTTGAGCTGCTGCACGGCCCGCCAGAGGTAGGCGCCCGCGCCGTCGTAATCCAGTGAGCGGATCGGGTCCGGGTTGTCGTCGGTCGCCTTGTCCCGCAGGACCAGCGTGGGCGCGTGCGGCTCGAAGTGGTCGGCGATGAAGCCGGCGCGGTGCACGGGCGAGTCATCGAGGTTCTTCACGTCGGTCCGGTCGTACTCGCAGGGGATCACCTCATCGATCCACGAGAGAACGTCGCCGAGTGGTTTCCGATTGATCTTCACTCGGCCATCCGAGGTCGCCACCCAGCCGCCCACCGAGTAGCCGGTGCCGTTGTTGCGCATCTCGAAGACTGCGGGCGAGGTCGAGCCGAGGATCCAGCGGCAGCCGGCCCACACGCCAGGTACGTGGTAGCCCTGGAAAGAAATGGTGTCCCAGCTCGGATTGGTCTGCAGCACCTGGCTTGCGAAATTCCCGCCGTCGGCGAAAGCGCCGTTGACCTGCAGCCCATACACTCCGCCCGCCTGCAGGCTGCGAGAGCTGACGATGTCGCCCGGAGTACCTATGCGCCCATCCGAGCGGCGGAAGTCGATCGAGCCGAGTCCGGCGCCAGCATCGCTAAAAAAGGTCAGGTTGGCGTCAGACCCTGCATTCGCCCCGCTCTCGGCCGACGAGTTGCCGAGCAGCAGCTGCCAGCGCAGCACGCCCGCACGGTAGGCATTGATCGCGACGCTCTGCGCGGCGCCTACCTTGTTGAGGATCAGCACCGCGTCGCCGTCGCCGCCGTTGACAGGCGCGATCGTTGCCGCCGTCCCATTCCCGCCACTGCGCGCTACCGTGAAGCCCGACAAGGCATCGACGTTCGTATTGATCGCCAGCGCCACCTCGCGAGCCCACGCCACGAGCGAAGCGTAGAGGCCTGCCCCAGGCGCAAGGCGCGGCTCCTGTCCGATCTTCTTCATCGGGCACCATCCGGCCGCAGCGGCAGCTTGTGGGCGGTCTCATGGTGATCGCCCATGAAGTCGAAGCGCACACGGTGGAAACGCCCGGACTGCCAGACATCGAAGCCGCCGTCGTACATCTGCTCAGTCGGGCCCGCGGCAAGTGCATCGCCCTCGTTGAACTTGAAGAAGCCGCTGGCCGACGCGCTGGTGGGCGACTGCGTGAAGCGAACACGGACCCGGTCGAGCAGCAATACCAGGTCGTCGTCGCCGTAGTCGCCCGTCGTGTAGCTTGAGGCGCCGCACACGCCGCTGTTCACGACGAGCTGATGACTCGCGTTGAAGTAGGCGAACGCGCGACCGCCCGAGAGCCAGTACTGCGAATCGAACGGGACGGGCGGCAGGCCATCGATCGAGCTCGAATAGACGTTCAGTCCGTCAATCGTGGTGCCTGGCGCCGTGAAGCTCAGCGCGGCCTCGGACACGAAGTCGGAGCGGCCCCAGCGCTTCGTCTTCACGTTGTAGACCAGCACCCTGTCGAGCGCGCCTAAGCTGCCAGTCGAGGCGAAGCTGACCCAGACAAGCTGCCGCTGCCGGTCGAAAGACACGCGGGTCCTGTACCGGTAGGTTTGCGAGCTGTTGCGCCGGAACCAGACGCGCACCTCATCGCCGATCGACACCGGCCGAGTGCTGTCGAAGAGCCAGAAATCGTCCTCGCCGACGATAAAGTGAGCCCCGCCGATGTCGCACACCGCATCCAGCCCCACAGCGCCGCAGTCGTTCGAGCCAGGCACAAGCGTCCATTGCCAGGTGCCCGAAGCCGAGCCGACGAACTGGCCCAAGAAGATGCCGCGGGTCTTGTAGGCAATCACGTAGTCGCCCAGGCCTGCAGCAGCCTGGATGCCGCCCGGCACCGCCACAAGGCGGCCCGTGGTGGCGCCGGTCGCAACGCTCGGCGTCCAGTCGGTCTGATTGCCCTGCGCGCAGCACCACCAGCGGTCCGGCGACACGCCGAAGGTGCCGTCGTTCGTGTTGAACGCAATGACGAAATTGTTCGAGGCGCTGACGACGATCTTGGCGCGCGGAGCGGTCGCGATGGCCGCGAAAGCACCCGTCGTCGAGCTCTGCATGGTGTCCACCAGGTTCGACGCGATCGTGGTGTCGCCGAACTGGCAGAAGCTCCACCGAGAATCAACGCTGCCCGTGTAGCTGCCGCCCCCGGCGCTGCGGTCGGTCCAGGTGGTGCTGAGCAGTTCGTACAGCTTGGTCTGCGTGCCGGCGAAGATCCGCCGCGTCTCGTCGAGCTTGGTGATGATCACTGCGCCGCGGCACTCGGCCGCCAGAGCCGCGACATTCGCAGTCGCCCCGGTCGGCGCACCGGCAAAACCGGTCTCCGTGGGAATGATGTTGGCGCAGTCGGTGAAGATCCCGGGCGTGTTCGGGTCCACATCCGGCGCGAAGCCAAGCAGCTTGTCCATCAGCGCTGCATCCTCAGGCGCGAGCCGCTGATCTGCGCGGCCTCATCGGCACCCTTGAGCCCGTTGATCGCCTTGTCGAGCAGCGAGCCGAACTCGGCGACCTTGTCCGGGTTTTTGACGAAGATCGCGGCCTCAAGCAGCGAGGCATACAGGTAGACGCTCGGCGCCCTCGTGAGCAACCAGTTCGTCGGGGCGATCTCAAGCAGCCCCGGGTGCTGGTAGTACTTGACGTCCAGCACGAGGTCAGCCGACGGCGTCTGGCCATAGAGCAGCCGGCCGCCTTCCAGGCTGTACGCACGCGGATTGCCGCATGGCGCGAGGTCTTCCAGCGCATCAGGCGCCATGTATTCGATCCGCGGCTCGGTGGCGCTGCGGATGCGCTTGAAGGCCAGCCAATCATCGGGTAGCGCCACCCAGTTCTGCCCGGCAACGATCGTCAGCGTGTCGGACGCGATGCCCCATGACACGCGCACGCGCTGCCAGATCCGCTCCTCCGCCAGGCGGATGAAGTCGGGGACGCGTCCGACCACTGTTGAGTCGCCGCGCGCTGCCCAGGCCGACACAGCAGTCTGCAGGTCGGTGTAGTTCGAGATCGTCATGAGCTCAGCACTTCAGGTACTTCTCGAACATGACGAACTGGCTGTTTTCGCGCAGCCAGGCCTTGATGGCGTTCTTGCGCTGCGTGTTGTCGCGGATCAGCAGGAACCGCGCGTACTCGGCCGGCGGGATGTGGCCCACCAGCCGCCCTTCGCCCCAACGCATGCCCTCCGTGGACTCGCGCGCCGCGCGCGCGTACTGCAGGTGCGGCTCCGCGTCGTACGAACGCTGGACGATCAGGGAATCGCCTTCGAAGTGCAGTTGCGTACGCACACCCTGTGCGTTCGTGCCCTCGTCGACAGTGACGTTTTCCTCATAGCCCATGGCTTCACCTCCGGGTCGCTTCTCAGCGATGCCTTGAAAGAAAAAGGGCCTCCGGTGAGGGAGGCCCTTCGATGCGCGCGAGCGCTGATTACGGGGTCAGATCGGCGATCTTGCCCATTGCCTTCTCGGCGTCGACCGTGAGCGTCACGTCGGCGGTCACGAGCACCTTCTCGCTGTCGCCGGTCTTGCCCATTTCCTCGGTGCGGAAGCCGTCGAGGAACGACAGCTCACCATGTTCGGGGTTGACCAGGAACACGGTCGACGAACCCTGCATGATGTAGTGCGGAACGATCTCGATCTCGCCGAAGTCGCTCATGTACACGTCCGCGCCGCCGACGATCCGGCCCTGCTCCTTCTTGCCCACCTGGTAGCGGTTGACCGCGATACCCGTGAAGCCGGAGAAGGTGACCTTGTGGCTGGGCGACATGACCGCCTGCGGGGGCACCTGGCCAGACGCCGTGTAGGCGGCCTGTGCAACGGTCTTCAGCAGTGCCTCGGTGAACGTGCGGGCGGTGCCGGCGACCGGAGCCGTCAGCGGTGCGCCCGAGGTGTGGGCCGTGGTCGAGCCGCCCGCGCCGTGGGACACGTTGCTGTAGATCAGCACGCCCAGGCCGCCCGACTTCGACGCAACCGACGAGGAGCCGGCGACCGCAGCGTTGGACGAAAGCACCATCGCCTCGATGTCGCGCTTGATCTCCTTCATCTTCTTCGCCTTCTGGTAGGCCATCGACTTGCTCTGGCCGGCCTTCTTGACGACGTTGGCGCGACGGCTGACCGCCGGGCGCTTGGTGAAGATCTGGCAGTAGTTGCCCACGCGATCGGTGCCGGTCAGGGCCTCGGCCGCGAAGTCGTCACCGTCGATTGCCGCGTTGTCCTTGTTCGCCGCGGCGAGCGCGTCGCGCTGCCACTCGTGCAAGGTGTTGGTCGCGGTGCCACGGCCGAAGTTGGTCGTGATGGGAACGTCTTCGGGATCGACGTTGTAGATCTTGTCGACCAGGTCTTCGCGAACGGAGTTGTTCACGTCATACCGGTCGAATAGGTTTGCTGGCTGTGCCATCTACGGCTCCTCAGATGTTGTTTGCAGACAGAAATGCGGCAAGGTCGTCGACCTTCGCGCGGCCGGTTTTGAACCGCTGCGAGACCGCCTTGTTGACCTTTTCGCCCTTCGGCACACTCTGGCGTTGGGGCGGCAGCTTCGGCGCGTTCTGCACCTTTTGCTTCACCGTCGTCTTCGCCTTGTTTTGCAGTTCGTGAAACGCCATGGCGTCGCGCATGATCAGCACGAGAGAGGGATCGGTGATCTTCTTGAAGCGCTCGGCGGGAACGCCGTACTTCGAGATGATTCCCTTGAAGATTTCCCCCAGGTCGGCGGTGCTGTTGATGCCTTCCTTGCGCAGCGTGCCCCAGGCTTGCTGCACAGATACCTCAGCTTGCTGTCGCGCCTCCTGCTCGGCTTGGTTCTTCTCGAGCTCCATGCCGTAGCGCAGCTGCTGCAGCACGTTTTTCACGGCTGTAGAGCGCGCGCTCTCTTCGATCCAGGCGGCTTTGTCGGTCACCGCCAGTTGCGCCATTTCGGCTTCACTTTTCAGGCCCGCGAGTTGCTGGATGGCGTCGTGTGCCAGCGTCGCCTGCTGCAGGTAGTAGTTCCGGCCCTCGTCGAGCCTCTTGGAAACCGCTTGCACTGCCTCGCGTTCCCGATTGCCGAGCTCCTGCGTCTTGCGGGTGTAGTCCGCATGGCGCTGATACCCGGCGATGAGTTCCTTTTCGTCCACCTCGATCGTGGTGTCGGCCCCGTCTTCGCCTTTGACAGGGACTTTGAACTTAAGACCTTGTCGACCTTTTTCAGGCTCGTCCTCGGGGTCGACTTCCGGATCTTCCGGGTCGTCCTCGGGTTTGTCGGGGTCTTCTTCCGGCTCGTCGTCCGGGTTTTCATCGATTTCGGAGTTGTCCGGCTGTTCGTCGAGTTCCGCATCGCGTCGGGAGGTTCCTGATTGGTCGGCCTCGGGGTTTTCGACCAGGAAACTCGCCAGATCATCCACAGTCGCAGGGGCCGAATCGGCTTGTCCAGGCATGGTGATTTAACTTTCTAGCTTCGACCTCCCCCGCGAGACACCAGGGGGAAGACATAGGGAGGGACGCATCACTGCGGAGCCCAGATGGGGCGGGTGTACGCCCGGAAATCAGCGCCCGGTGACCTGGCGCAAGCCGCGCCGCAGGCGGGACTCGTCGCGTATGTCATCGGCATCGATCTTGGCCTGCGCCAATTTGCCGTGTTCGATCATTCCGCGCAGCGTGACCTTGATTCGGTCGACCAGCTTGAGCTGCTGCAGCAAGAGCCGTTGCCCTTCCGCGTCGCGCATGTCGGCCTTGCGCAGCGCGTTCATGATGGTCGCGTCCATCCGCTCGAACGCCTCATCGAACGCCGGGCTGTCGAGGACCAAGCGGGCTTCGACGCCGAGCGTCGCAATCTGTTGTTCCGTCTTCTTCACGTTCTGCCTTCCGTCATGCGAGCAACAGCGCAATCAGCGCCTCTTCTTCGTCGATATGGGCGGCAAGCACTGCCCGCGCCTGCTCTTCGGCCTGCATCTGCTGTATGCGAAAGGCCACCTGTGCCATGAAGGCGAGCTGAGCCTCAAGGCCCGACCCTGCCGGGATCACCGGACGTTGCGCGAGCCACTGCTGCATCAGCGCCCGGAACTGGGCTTCGCCGCCATCCTCCAGCGCCACCTGCGCGGCCTGAACCTCGATCACCTTGGCGCGCTTCGCTGCCCGCTCCTTCGCCGGCTTCACGCGCTTTTCGTTCCTCGCCTCCAGGATGCGTTGCATCAGGGGCTTGAAGGACACTTCTCGAGCGCCGCCCGCCTCAAATCCACCCAGGCGCGGCGGCAGCGTGGTTCCCTGCGTGACTGTCGGCGCATGCCCGCTCAACACGATCGCGCCGGCACCTGGCAGCACGCTCTGTGCGCCCGATTGCGTGACGGTGGGTGCATAGCCCATGATCGCGATAGACCCGGAGCCCGGAGCAACGCCGTGCGGCTGTCCAATGCTCGGCGCATACCCCGTCAGCGCCAACGAACCCGCGCCCGGCTGCACCGAGAGCGATTGCGAAACCGTCGGCGCATGCCCGGTCAGCGTGAGAGCCACCGCACCTGGCGCAAGCGAATGCGGCTGCCCGATCGTCGGCGCAAAGCCGGTCAGGGCCAGCGCACCGGCGCCAGGGGCAAGGCTCTTCGGCTGCGCGATGGTCGGCGCGTGGCCGGAAATAGCAACGCTGCCAGCCCCGGGATCTAGCGCAGTGCCACCGCCGCCCGCCGCTTCCTTGAGCGCGAACGAGACCGTGATTCCGTTCGACGCACCAGGCGCCACCGTCCACGCTGATGGGACGGCCGCAGTCGTGTTCACGTTCTGCGTGCCAACAGCGGCGCACCAGAATTGCCCGGTGTCCGTCTCCTCCGTGACGTTGAAACCTGCGTTGCTGTTCGTGAACGCGCTAATCGTGCCGGCGTCCGTCCCGATGAAGGTCAAGATGCCGTTCAGCGCCTGCACCTGCCCCAGCGTCGGCCGCGAGAAGGGATTGCCGCTGCCGCTCACGCCAGCATTGAGCGAGCTCGCGTCATAGGCTGCAGCTGCTGCACCTTTGGCGACCACCACAAAGGCAACAGGGTAGGTCGAGCCGCTATAGGTGATGTTGACCGTGTGCCCGCTGCCTGTAGCCGCGCTATCTTTCTCCCACACCGCCAGGCGCGTGCCGCCCTGCGTCAGATTCGCTTTGGCCGTGCCGTAGGCGTTGCTCTTGCTGTCTGTCGGCGTGTTGATCGTTATGCCGGAATCCGAGCTCGACGACACCGTGATAGCCGGCGCGCCGCTCGTGACAATCCCGCTCGACGTGATGCCCGTGACGCCCGAGCCAGTGACCTTGACGACCTGATAGGTGATCGCCATTTCAGAACCTCTCGATCAGCACCCCGGCCGTGACGGTCTGGAGCACCTTGAAGGCCAGCAAGTAGGCGCCTGGCGGGAAAGGCTCCCCCTCCTGGATCTCCCACATGCAGGACCGAAAGTTGCGCTTCTCATCGCGGAAGACCTCTTGCCCGCCCGAGAACGTGAACCCCTGCGTGCTTCCGTCCGGGCCGGTCAGCGTGACCTCTGCGATCGGGCCAGCGGGCCAGGGTGCGCCGTCGGCGTGCGAGATCGTGACCTTGATCGCGCGGACAGGGTTCACTAGGCCGGCCGGGATCGTTGCCGACACCGCATAGGGGTTCACCCGGGCCGCGTACTGCTGCGACGCCCGGGACAGGAAGACGGCCATGGACTCAGGTTGCCGACAGAATGCCGTTCGCGTGCGGAGTGACGGTCAGCGGGTTGCCGGCAGTCGTCAGCGGCACGTCGGCCGGCGCCGAGTCGCCTAGGAAGTGGCCCAGCATCGGGTTCACCTTGCCGTTCAGCGTGCCGAGGTAGTACACGACACCGCGGCGCCAGGCAGGAATGCCGGTGCCGGTCGCGTTCCACACCGCAGCAGCACTGGTGAACTTCACGACACCGCCCGTCTGGGTCAGGGCAACGCTGGTCAGCGCAATGCCGCCGGTGGAGTAGCCCTGGCCGTTCGCGATCTCGTTCCCCGAGGCAGCCGCCCACAGTTCATCCGTGGTGTTGTTCGGCGTCCAGCCTGACGCCACCAGAGCCAGCCGCCAGTTCGCGGCAGTGGCGTTCAGGAGGTTGGTCGCGTTGAAAAGATTGAGCTTCGCCAGATCGGGGAAGACGAATACACCTGCAGGCATGTGGCCTCCTTATTGCAAGCCGACGACGCGGCCGTTTTCATCGCGCACGATCGGGCGCATCTGTTGACCGTGCTGCACGCCGACAGGCCGGCCGTTCTCGTCGCGAACGATGCTCTTCGGCGCTGTCACCATGTCGGCGACATAGCCCAGGGCCTGCATCACAGGTTCCATCGGGTCCACTTCGACGGCGTCCCCTTCCGGGGTGAACTCGACGTTGGGCGGCACGCCCTCCGGGTGCGCGATGCGCGCGACGATGATCTTCGTTCGGTTGTCTGCCAGGACCTTCTCGCGTGCGGCCTCGATCTTGGCCAGCTCGATACGTTCGTCCGCCGCGTCCTTTTCCCGCTGGCGCTGTGCATCGCGTTCGTCGTTGGCCAGCTGTACGGCGTTCTGCGCCTCGGCCGCGCGTGTGGCGCGCTGGTCTTCGAGCTCGAGCTTGCGCATATCCCGGGCGGTCTCGGCCTGGAAGCGCTGCGACTCGGCCTGCAGTTCCATCTGCTTGACCATCACCTGCGGCGGCGGGCCCTCTTGCTTCTCGGGCAGCTTTGCGTCGCCCGGGTCGGTCAGGTAGTCGCCCACGTTCTTGAAGCCACTGAGGTCCAGCATCTTCGCGTTCGTGTTGTAGATCTGCTTCGGAGTGACCATCATCGGGCCCAGCGGAGACTGCGCGAGCTGCAGCTGCGTCTGCTTGACGCCGTTGAGCACAGCCATCTGGCCCTTCTTGTCGCCCGTGCCCAGGCCGACATTGATCGTCATGTCGTAGCTGTCGCGCCATTCATTCGGATCGAGCTCCACGAACTCGCCGCGCAGCTTGAAGGCGATCTTTTCCATGCCGCCTTCGGTCAGCAGCTTCAGGATGCCCTGGAATACCGGCTTCACCAGCACCTCAGCGAACATGCGCGCGATCAGTTCGGTGCGCTGCTTCGAGGCGTCGTCGATGATTTGGGTTTCGCCCAGCGTGCGGTCGCCGCGCAGCGCGTTCGGGTCGATTCCCATGCGCTGCTTGGTCAGGCCGGTGCGCTGCTCGCGCATCTCGTCCACGTAGGCCAGCAGCGGCTGCATCTGGTTGCCGACGTAGGGCGTTGCCTCCACGCCAATAGCGTTCTCGCCCCAGGTCTGCACCACCCCGCCGGGCCGGCCGTCCAGCAAGTCCTCGATGCTGGCCATCGGCGCGCCGTGGCTGTCGACCATCACCGTCTTGCGCGGGTTGTTCGCGAGGGACGCATTGTTCACGACGCCACGCGTCAGGTCGGTGCGCAGCTTCTGCAGGTCGCTGACGATCTCCCAGATGCTTTGACCGATCACGCGATGCTGTACGAGGATCGGCGAGCCGGTGGCAACCGGAACCTGGCTGCATTCCTCGCTGCTGAGGATCTTGTCCTTCAGCCGCCAGATCTCGCGCCGCTCGGCGATTCCATCACCATCAGCGTCAACCAGCACCCACTCGATGCGCAGCCAGCCAGTCGACAGGCTTTCGTCGTCGCTCGCGCTGCTCTGGGCTTCCGTCACGTCCTCGTTCGACCGGCCAGTGCGGTCGCGACGATCGAGAGAATCGGCGGCATTGCCAGGCTCCGCGCTGCCGGCCAACTCTTCGGCAGTCACGTCCTTGTAGCCCATGACGTGCAGATCGGACAGTGTCACCAGCATGTTGCGGGCGACGTAGGGGCAGTCATGCAGGAGCGGGCTGGTCCAGTCGCGCTTCACCAGCAGGCACTCGGGCTCGAACGCATCAACCTTGATGACCTGGCGTTCGGTGATGCGCGCGATCTTGGCATTCAGCAGCGTCTGCATCATCGGCTGACCGTCCGGGCCGATGGCTGGCTGCCCGGTGGCAGGGTCGATCAAGGGCGATGGCACCGTTTCGATGCCCTCGATCTCGTCACCTTCCTGCATGGTCGCGGCAAGCGTCAGCTCGGTCGCGCCGCGGACAGGGATGGTCTCTTTGCTGCGGACCGTCTCTTTCCGCCAGTGAATCGCGCAGTTCTTGTACATCAAGGCGTCTTTGAACGCCGTGTACAGCACGAGAAAGCCGCTGTTCTGCTTGTAGAACACGTAGTTGCAGGCATCGGTCGCCTGCTGGGCGCCCTTCACCTCGGCCTCGCGCGTCGGATCGAACACGACAGCGTCTTCGGAGCTGATGAAGATCTTCAGCAGCTCGGGCAGCAGCCATTCGATGGTGTCCTGGACATCGCTGGTCACCACCTGCGACCAACCGTCCTCCTCGTTCCCGTATGGACGACGGAAATACTCGAGAGTCGCCTTCCGGCGATCGGACGCGAGCTGGCCGAACGTGTAGTCGGCTGCGTCCTCTTCGAGCAGCTGCAGGTAGCTCAGCAGCTGCGTGTCGTCCATCTTCTCGCTCACGCTGCGGCCTTACCCTCTGCCTCGGCGCGGTTGCGCTCGATGGGCGACAGTTCGGGCCACGGCGGGCGGCCACGGACTGCAGAGCCGTCCGGGTAGGTGTACGTCTCGGACAGTACCGCTTCGTCAGCGGCCGGCACGTCGCCCTGGGGCTTCGATTCGGGGGCGCTGGTCTTGCGAGTTGCCATGGTTCTTTCCTTTCTGCGCCGTCAGGCGAGGACTCGATTGCGCTGCTTGAGCGGTTTCGGGGGGCGCGGCGGGGCGCCGAGCTCGGCGAAGGTCAGAAGCCAGGCATCCGCCCGGTTCGGGCTCTTCACGCCTCGCGCCTTGAGCTCCGGCTTACCCTCTACCTTGATCAGGCCGTTACTCAGAACCGAATAGGTGGGAACGGTCAGCTCGGCGATCGTCTCTTCGTCGTCGGCCAGGTGGCAGTCTTTCGCCTCCAGCCATTCGCGACCCTTCCACCAGAGCTCATCGCGCAACCGGTTGAACTGACGGTCGGCCTTGGCGTTCACCGCCTCGGCCTCGGCCACGTTGACGCCGTTGACTGGCAGGCCCAGCTCTTTGAGGCGGTCGACCACGCCAGCACCGATGCCGATCACGTCGACATTGATGGAGACCGGGCGCTCCGATTCGGGCGTCTTGTCCCACTCGGCTTTGATCAGGCCGGCGGTCTGCATGGTGTCCTTGCCCCACCACTCCTCCACCGGCGCGAGCTGGTGATTGCCCTTGCGCTTCGCCAGCGCCGAGCTGTCGTCGCCGAAGCGAGCAACGTCCACGCCCCAGATCACCGGCGCACTGGCGATCACCGCCACTTCGCGGATCTTGGCCGCCTCGCAGAGCTCCAGCGAGATCACTCCGTATGCGTCTGGCCAAGTCACCTTGCCGCCAAGCGGGCG